TGACCCGACCAACCGCCGCTATGCCATCCTGTGGTCCAACATCCAGACGCTTGGACCGATCATCTACGCCAGGACGCCGACGCCGGTCGTCGCCAGGCGCTTCCGCGACGAGGATCCGATCGGCCGCTACGCCTCCGAAGTGCTCGAGCGCGCCCTGACCTATGCGGTGGACGCCTACGACTTCGACCAGCGGCTGAAGGAGGTCAGGGACGATTACCTGCTGCTGGCCCTGGCGCAGGTCTGGGTCCGCTACGTGCCGCATGTCCAGGTAACGCCCGGACAGCCTGGCGAGCCAACCGATGATGACACGCAAGTCACCGACCAAGCCGAAGCGGCCGAGGAGCCGCCATACGCCGAGGTCCAGTGTGACCACCTGAACTTCTCGGATTGGGGCATCGAGCCCTGCCGGACCTGGGACGAGGCCGACTATGTCTGGCGGCGGGTCTACATGGGCCGCAAGGAAGGCGTCGAGCGGTTCGGGCCGATGTTCAATGACGTCCCGCTGGACTGGTCTCCGCGGGCCTCCAGCGACTCCACCAGGACCACCGACCAGAAGGAGCGGATCCGCAAGGCGGCGGTCTACGAGATCTGGTGCAAATCCGATGGGCAGGTCTATTGGATCAGCAAGTCATTTCCCAAGCAGCCGCTCGACCAGCGGCCCGACTGGCTGCACCTGAACGGATTCTTCCCATGCCCCAGGCCGCTGATCGGCACCGTGACGCCGGAAAGCTTCATCCCGATTCCGGATTATGTGCAGTACCAGGACCAGGCTGACGAGTGCGACGAGCTCAGCCAGCGTATCGGCACGCTGATCGACGCCTTGAGGCTGGTCGGCTTCTACGCCGGCGAGGAGCAGACCAAGCTGTCCAACGCCTTCGCCGGGACCAATAACACGCTGGTGCCGGTCGATAGTTGGGCGATGTTCCAGGAGAAGGGCGGCGTCAGGGGCCTGATCGAATGGGTTCCGATCGACGACGTGGTCCGCTGCCTGAACCAGGCCATCGCCACCCGCCAGCAGGTCATCCAGGACATCTACCAGATCACCGGCATCGCCGACATCATGCGTGGCGAGACCGATCCGAACGAGACGGCGACCGCACAGGGCATCAAGACCATGTGGGGAACCGTCCGTGTGCGGGACAAGCAGAAGGAGATGGCCCGGTTCGCCAGGGACATCCTCTGCATCAAGTCCGAGATCATCGCCCAGAAGTTCAGCCAGCCCACCCTGGCCGCCATGACCGACGTGCAGCTTCTGACGCAGCAGCAGAAGGACATCGTCCAGCAGAAGATGATGCTGGCCATGCAGGCCCGACTCAGCCAGTCTCTGCCCGCGCCTGTTGCGCAACCTCCCATCAGTACATTACCCGCAGTAGCTGCGCCGCAGGGACCGCCCATCTCCCCTGCGGCGCTTCCTGTTGGGCCACAGGGTATGCCGCCAGGGCAGCCGCCGATGCAGCCCATGCCGCCGCCTGGCCCTCCACCGATCCCGCCACAAGTCCAGCAGCAGCTATCGCTTCCCACCTGGGACGACGTGATCGGGCTGCTCAGGTCCGATGCGCTGAGATCCTTCAGGATCGATGTCGAGACCGATTCCACCATCGAGCCGAACGACCAGGAGGAAAAGCAGCGGCGGGTGGAGTTCGTCACCGCGATGGGCCAACTGATCGCTCAGGCGCTGCCTGCGGTGCAGGCGCATCCTCAGCTCATGCCGATGATCGGCGAGACCATCAAGTTCCTCGCCCGTGGCTTCCGGGTCGGACGTGAGATGGAGGACGTGATCGACCAGACCGTCGATTCGGTCGCCAACGCGCCCCCGCCGCCGCCTCCTGCCGCCAGCGGAGCCAACAGCCCTGCACAACTGGCGCTGCAGGCCCAGGAACTCAACCAGAACGCCCAGATCAACCAGGCCAAGGTCGCCGCCGAGCAGCAGAAGACCGCCGTCACCCTGCAGATCGCCCAGGGCGAGCAGCAACTCCAGCAGCAGGAACTGCAGATCAAGGGCCTTGAAGCCGCCATGCGCGCCCAGCCGCCGATGCCGCCCGGACTGCCGCAATGAGCGCCCCGCAGACCAACCAGGGCGCCCGGCAGGCGTCGGTGGAGAGCGCGACAGGCACGACGCTGACCTACAACGGCGATTGGATGGCGCTGTTCACTAAGCTGGGCATTCCTGACGGGGATTTCGACGGCAGGATGCTGGCCTGGATCAACCTGTCCATGTCGGCGTCCTACACCAACCTGCCGCAGGCGCAGCAGGCCTACGCGACCTCGCAGGGCTTCTACAACTGGTCCTCGATGGGGACGTTCACCGCCGGCTCGCCCCCGGTCAACACCGTCGCCCCGATCATCTCCGGGACCAATATCGTCGGCCAGATCCTGAGCACCACCAACGGGACCTGGACCAACAGCCCGACGAGCTACACCTACCAGTGGCAGACGGGCGGCGTGGACATCGGCGGGGCCACCAGCTCCACCTACACCATCCAGGCCGGCGACGCGGGCAACTCGCTGACCTGCAACGTGACCGCCCACAACGCCTCTGGGACCGGGACAGCGGCCTCCAACGCCATCAGCATCCAGATCGCGGGCACGGCCGGCCCGACCATCGTCCAGACGGCCTATAGCGCCCACTGGGTCACGGCATCGGACATCGCCTGGACCAACCCGAGCAACATCACGCTCGGCAACGGCTCGTACGCCACCGTCTCCATGACCACCAACCAGTTCTCCGACTGGATCGTCGGGCAGATGGGCTCGAACGCCTTCTCCATCCCCTCGGACGCGAGGATCGACGGGATCGAGGTCAGCTATGCTGGGACCGCCTCGGGCGGCTCGGGCGGACAGGTCTTCATCGAGGACCATGTCCAATTGTCGCTGAACGGCTCTTCCGGCAATCCCAGGGCCATCGGGGTGAACCTGTGGAACACCTCGAGCCGCGGGCTTGGGCCAGGAACCGCCGGGACGCCCCAGGTGGTCGGCGGCTCGACCGAGCTCTGGGGCCTGAACAGCATCACGCCCGCCATGGTCAACGATGCGACCTTCGGCGCCATGCTGAGGCTCAAGCGTCCCGGCAGCACCCTGACCGCCGACCTGGATTACATCAAGGTCAAGATCTACTACACCCGCTATGTGAACCTGCCGACCGAAGTCGTGGGCACGATGATGGGGACCATTCCCTATTCGGCGACCGGGCTCAGCGGCTCGTTCGACTTCCCGATCGTGCCGAGTTCCAACTTCTTCCTGTTCGTGCAGCCGTACATCAACTCGGCGCAGTACTCGAACGCCGGCAACACCAATTTCGTCACACGCTCGGACACGCAGCTCAGCATCGGCCTGACCGACGCCAATTCCAGCACCGTCTCCACCACCTCGTTCATGGCGCACGCCAAAGGCATCCAGGGCACCACCAACAGCCAATGGAGCCAGAACCCGGCCATCACCGGCAACTTCTCGCGCACGTGCAGCCTGGGAGCCGTTGGCCAGCAGGGCGGACCGCCGGTCGCCGCAGACCCGGTAGTCTCCTCGCTCTCGACCAACTACATCCGCTGCTCGTTCACCGCCGGCGCGACCAACCCGGCCACCTCGGTCTGGTTCCCGATCAGCGCGGCCCGCGGCTTCATGATCAGCGGGACCACCAGCAATGCGCCGAGCGCGCAGGGCGTCACCAACGTCTCGTCCATCGGCTACCAGCCGCAACTGTTCATCATGGTCAGCGGCGAGGAGCACAACGAGGTCGTTACAGCCACCGGCCACAACCAGTGGCTCGGGGCCAACGTCGGCTTCGGCAAGTGGCGCAACGACGGCTCGACCTACGGCGTCTATGACTATGCCTGCCTGCAGCAGGCGATCCAGGTCGCACAGAACAACATCGGCATCGGCAACGCGTCGACCGGCAACGGCGAGGTGCCTCACGGCTATATCGGCCTGTTCCAGGGAACCAGCCCCACCGCCGGCAGCCCCAACGTATCCAACGCGCCGATGCAGCGCATGAACGACTTCTGGACCACGCCTGACAGTCCCACCGGCACCAGCCTCTTGTGGAGCGCGTCGCTGGCGGCGATCAGCGGCGGGGTGCAGATCCTGTGGGACAACGTGCCAAACGCGGGCGGCGGCAACGGCTTTGCCTGGATCGGCTTCGATGTCCCGAGCGGCTACGACAGCTGGATCGGCCTCGTCACCATGCCGACATCCACCGGCGTGCACACCTTCGGCTCCAGCGATTTCACCGCCATCGGCGGCGGCTCCAACTCGTTCTCGTTCAAGCCCTCCAGCGTGCTGCTGGTCGCCAGCATGTGCCAAGATGTCGGCACGTTGCATTCCAAGACCAGCGACGGCTCCGGTCTGGCCCTGATCAACATCCTCAGCCGCGCCGTGACCTCGGCCGGATGCGCCAGCCGTTGCGACCAGAGCGCCGACACCACCTTCCAGGGGACCGACTACATCGACCGTACCCAGTTGCATCTGCTCAAGTACGATGGGACCGCCGCCTATATCGGGACCATCTCGGGCGATCCGTTCGTGGCCGGCGGCTGGACTGTCAATCTCACCACTGTGGACGGGACCGCCCGCGTCTGGCTGGCGCTGGCGATCGGGAAGACCTGACCCATGACCGACAAGACCTACAACGACCTCGGCGCCCAGACCACGATGGCCACATCGGACCTGCTGGCGGCATATCCGACCGGCGGACCGCTCAAGAAAATCACCCAGGCCAACTTCAACACCTACCTGGCCACGCTGTTCCTGCCGCTGAATGGCTCAGGGGCGATGTCAGGCGCCCTGTCGCTGGCAGATGGGACCGCCAACAATCCGTCGTTGGCCTTCTCCAGCGCGCCTACCAGCGGCCTCTATTACGTCTCCAGCGGCACCATCGGCATATCGGCAGGCGGCGTCGATCAGGCGCACATCTCGTCTGGCGGCATGAACTTCGTGGTCGCGCCACTGTTCTCTTCCACGGCCACGGCCACACGGAGCAACCTCGGCTGCGGTACTGTCGCGACCTATAACACTGGGACTTCAGGAGCTACGGTGCCGCTGCTGAACACAGCCAACACCTGGAGCGCCAGACAGACCGTGGCCATCTCCGCGTCCGGCTCAGAAGCCGCACCGATGGCGGCCCAGAACACTGCCGCCTACGCGCCCGGCTGCACCGGCGTCATGCAGTTCTACGCGGCCTCCGGCGCAGACCCGGCGCGGATCGGCGCCTACGCCGATGGGGGCGCCAACGGCGCCGGCATTATCGGCATCGTGAGCTTCGCCAGCAACGGCATCGTCGCCTTCCAGTTCAACAAGGCCGGCCACCTGCAGCTCAACCAGTACGGCGCAGGCACGCTCAGCACAGATTCCAGCGGCAACGTGACCGCCTCGTCGGATGCCAGACTGAAGAATGTCCTGGGAAGCTTCACCCGCGGCCTGACGGACCTCAAGAATGTCGGTGGGCCGGTGATCTATGACTGGATCGCCGAGAAGACCCAACTGCAGGCCGAGAACAAGCCGGTCACGCAATACGCCGGCTTCACCGCCGATGCGGTCGAGCTCGGCATTCCCGAGGCGGTCGGGGTTGGCCCGGACGGCTACAAGACGCTCGACAGCCGCCCGCTGGTGGCCGCCCTGTTCAACGCCGTGCTGGAGCTGGACGCCCGGCTGACGGCTCTCGGAGGCTGACGGATGGCCAGGACAACTTACGTGATGCGTGACGGCGAACTGGTCGACAAGCGCCTTGCAGCGCCTCTGCACCGCGCCGACCAGCCCCGCCATCATGTCATCTCCGACACCATGGACGCGATCAGGTCGATGGCTGACGGGCAGATGTACGATTCCAAGTCGGTCTATCGGAAGGGCCTGAAGGCCAACGGCTGTTTCGAGGTCGGCAACGACCCGCTCGCCAGCAGGCCTCCCGACACCGACCGCCTGTGGAACAGCGAGCCTGTCGAGGTCTCGATGCGGCGCGCGTTCGATCAACTCCGGAGCCGTTGATGCCTATCATCGAAGACGATATCGCCGCCGACGTACGCGCAGCCCTGAACGGTCCGGCCGAACAGCCCGAAGCGACCACACCCGCAGAGCCTGTCGAGAAGCCGTCCGAGGGACCGGGACGGGACGATCACGGCCGGTTTGTTGCAAAGCCGGAAAAGGGTGCTACGTTTGCGCCTCAGACGGCCGAGCCGGAAGCTCCCGAGCCCATCCAGCCGAAGCTGTCGCCGCCCGCGAGCTGGAAAGCCGCAGCCAAGGCGAAGTTCAACACCCTCGATCCGGAAGTGCAGGCCGAAGTCCTGCGGCGGGAAGAGGAGATGAACCGGGGCCTGGCTCAGCAGGAGACCAAATCGCAGCGGGCGAACCGGCTGGACGAGCTGCTCGGTCCTCACAGGGACCGCCTGGCGCTCGCAGGTGTCGACGAGTTCTCCTATCTCGGCGCACTGATGAAAGCCGACGAGATGCTTCGCGGGCCGAACGCCCAGCAAGGTCTCGTAGAGATAGCCCGCATGTACGGGCTGCAGATGCTCCAAGGCTCCCAGCAGCAACAGCAGCCCAACGGGCAGCCGCCGCAGAGCCAGCAATACGCCGACCCGAGGCTCGAACAGAAGATCGCCTTGCTCGAACGGCAGCTTCAGGACTTCTCATCCTCCCAGGAGGAAGCGGCCCTGAACGAGATCCGCGGCGAGGTCGATCAGTTCAAGGCCGATCCGGCGCACGTCTATTTCGAGAATGTCCGCCTTCGCATGAAGGGGCTGATCGAGACCGGGCAGGCGCAGGATCTGGACGACGCCTACGACATGGCCTGCTGGGCCGACCCGGAAGTGAGGAAAGTCCTCCTCGCCGAGCAGTCAGCCCCTGCAGCCAGGCCGCAGACCCGTCCAACGGGCGTGCAAGTCACCGGTTCCCCGCGCGCAGGCAGCTCATCGCTGAACGGTGCAGGGAACCCGAACGCAACCATCGAGGACGATGTCCGCGCGGCTCTCAACGAGGTCCGCGGCCGCGTCTGAAGGAGATGAGGACCAATGGCCTCGCCGAACGTTTCCGAACTGATCACGACCACGCTCAAGAACCGGACGGGCAAGCTCGCGGACAACATGTCCAAGAACATCGCCCTGCTGAACCGGATGCAGAAGCGCGGGACCATCAAGCCGGCCACCGGCGGCACGTCCATCGTGCAGGAGCTCGAATACGCCGAGAACGCGACCTACCAGCGTTATTCCGGCTACGAGGTGCTGAACATTTCGCCCTCGGACGTGTTCACCTACGCCGAGTTCGACTGGAAGCAGGCCGCTGTCGCCGTGACCATCTCCGGGTTGGAAGGCTCGGTGGTCAACACCGGCGAGGACGCCCTGATCAACCTGCTCTCTTCGCGGATCAAGAACGCCGAGAAGACCATGCAGAACAACATCTGGTCAGACATGTACTCGGACGGCACCGCGACCAGCGGCAAGCAGATCGGCGGCCTGCAGTTGCTGGTGGCCGACGCTCCGTCCACCGGCACGGTCGGCGGCATCAACCGAGCCAACTGGATCTTCTGGCGCAATCAGAAGTTCCAGACCACCTCGGACGGCGGCTCGGCGGCCTCCTCGGCCAATATCCAGAAGTTCATGAACTCGACCTGGATGCTGACCGTCCGCGGCAACGACAAGCCGGACCTGATCCTGGCAGACGCCAACTATTACGGCTTCTACCTGTCGAGCCTGCAGACCATCCAGCGGATCGCGTCCGACGAGATGGCCTCGGCCGGCTTCACCAGCCTCAAGTACATGGCCTCAGACGTGGTGCTCGACGGCTTCGCGTCAGGAGCTGCCGGCGTGGCTGGCGGTGTCGGTTCGGTGGCCAATGCCGCCGGGGCCTGCCCGGCCAACCACATGTACTTCCTGAACACGGAATACATCCACTGGCGACCGCACTCGGACCGCAACATGGTCCCGCTCGACACGGTGCAGTCGATCAACCAGGACGCCACCGTCAAGCTGATCGTGTTCGCGGGCAATATGACCCTGTCGAACGCGTTCCTGCACGCGACCATGTTCCAAACCTGAGCGGAGAGACTCGCAATGGCTGCCCTCACTTCCTCGTCCGTCTGGACGACCACTCCCCTCGCCGGCATCAACTTCGGCGCGGCAGCGTCCTCGACCCCTGCCTTCAAGGCCGGTACACGCACAAACGGCACCAACGGCAAGTCGTGGATCTACGTCAAGAGCACCGTCTCGGTGGGCTCGACCGGCACGGTCAAGATCGCCACCGGCGGCTCGGCCACCACCGATTCGGGCTCTGCCGGCTGGACCGCCAACGTGCCGAGCGGCGCGGCTGCATCCCAGTACTTCTGGGCGCAACGCACCGCGGTGAACTGAATCCGTCCAGCTCTGGCGACGGATGGAAGGCCCCTTGGCTAGCCCAGGGGGCTTTTTCCATGTAGCCTGCTGCTTCGCATGATCATCAACGTCGTTTCCGTCTGGATGGGCGCCAAGTACGGCCCCGATTACGTTCCCATCCTGCACGACATGATCGGGCGCAACCTGTCCAACATCGAACAGCGGCACTGGTGTCTCACCGACCGTCCCGAGGAGATTCCTGAAGGCATCCATGCCGTAGAGCCGCCTGAGGGATACGGGCTGGACGGCTGGTGGTGGAAGCTGGCCCTGTTCAGCGACCTCATGCCGTGGGACGCCGGCGACCGGATGCTGTTCATGGACCTCGATTCGGCTGTCGTGGGCCGGCTGGAGGACCTCGCCGAGCGCAAGGGCGCGGTGCTGGACTGGCATATGGACACGCTGAACTCGTCGGTCATGGTCTGGGACCACGGCGAGCATCGGGGCATCTGGTCGCAGTATGCCGCCATGTCGCCAGCCGACCGGCAGGAGATGCGCGAGCGGCTGCATGGCGACCAGGACTGGATCGACCAGGTCAGCCGTCAGGAGTGGGACTGGTTCCCCAAGGACTGGGTGCTGTCCTACCGCAAGCACGCCACCTCGTGGCCGCCGTCGGGCTCCAAGGTGGTCTGCTTCCATGGCGAGCCAAAGCCGCATGACGCCACTGGCTGGGTGCCGAACGTCTGGAAACTGAACGGCTTCACCTCGCTCCCCGAGATGACCGGGGTCAATGTCAGCTACGAGACGCTGCACGAGAACGTCAAGGCCAATGTTCCGCGCAAGCTGCCCTGGTTCACCGGCTTTCGGGAGCATTCCAGGGAAGCCGTGCTGGTCTGCGGCGGCCCGAGCCTGGCCGGCAGCATCGAGCAGATCCGCAATCGCCGTCATCGCGGAGCCTCGCTGATCACCGTCAACAACGCCATGCGCTTTTTGCTGGAGCATGGGCTCACGCCGACCACCCATGTGATGCTGGACGCCAGGCCCGAGAATGTCAGCTTCGTGCAGAACGCGCCGGAAAAGGTGCAGTACCTGCTGGCCAGCCAATGCCATCCGTCCCTGTTCGACGCCTTGTCGGACCGCAACGTGGTGATGTGGCACAATGCGATCGGCGAGGGCGACGAGCTGCAGGCCATCGCCAAGCCCTACGAGGACTTCAGCCATCCGCTGCTGCAGGTTCCAGGCGGCTGCACGGTGGGCCTTCGGGCGATGTACCTGATTTTCATCTCAGGCTTCCGCAAGCTGCACATCTACGGCATGGACTCGTCCTACGAGGACAAGGCGCATCACGCCTACCAGCAGCCGCTGAACGACGGCGAGCCGACGCTGTCGATCGCGATGGGCGAGAAGCGGTATACCTGCGCCCGCTGGATGGTCCGGCAGGCCGAGGAGTACCGCGGGCAGTTCCACGACCTCACCGACCGCGGGATGCGGATCTGGCAGCACGGCAGGGGCCTGATCCCCGACATGACCCGCGCAATGGTCAGGGAGCGGGCGGCCGCATGATCAGGCATGATGGCTTCTGGTGGCCCGATTCGGATGTCAGGGGACGCCCGGCCATTGTGCGCGAGGCTGCCGAGGCGATCCCGTTGGCGCTGGAGTACGTCTCTGGCCGCTCCTACGCCATCCAGGCCGGCGGCAATGTCGGCATCTATCCAATCGGCCTCGCGCAGCACTTCGACCGTGTGCTGACGCTGGAGCCGGAGCCCGGCAACTACATGTGCCTTGCCCGGAACGTCGCTGGATGCGGGAGGGCCATCCTGCACCATCCGTTCGCGCTCGGGGATGGCCAGGGCGTCTGCGATCTCACGCAGGCCGAGCCGGACAACTGCGGCACGTTCCAGGTCCGCCGCGGCAAGGGCGTGACCATGCGCCCGATCGACTGGTTCGATGTCCCGGCCTGCGACCTGATCTGGCTGGATGTCGAGGGCTTTGAGTTCCATGTGCTGCGCGGCGCCCGCAAGACCATCCGCACCTTCCATCCGACGCTGATCCTCGAACAGAAGGGATGCGATCATGCCTTCGGGCTGACCGGCGAGGAGACCGCCCGGGTGCTGGCCAACATGGGCTACCGCCTGGAAGCGGTGATGTGCAACGACCACCTCTATCGTTGGGAAGGCCAATGAGCTTCAGCCACACGCTGCCAGGTCAGGAGAGCAAGCGATGCTTCGCCCGCTTCTTCATGGACAAGGACATCAACAACTTCCGCTCCAAACAGGAAGGCCGGACGGTGTTCGACGATGTCGAGATGGTCGAGATCATCATCCCGGGCGATTCCAAGACCCAGGTGGTGACCCGCGTCACCGACCGGCACCGCCATGAGTGGGCCAGGGAGTACGAGGCGTTCAAGAACGGGCTGGAGCCCGCCGTGCAGGGCTATCCGATCGAGCATTGGCCGCCGCTGACCGCCGCGATGGCCGCCAACTTCAAGGCTCGCGCGGTCCATACCGTCGAGGCGCTTGCGAGCGTCTCTGACGCCAACCTGGCCAATCTGGGGCTCGGAGCCCGGCAATGGCGCGAACGGGCCCAGGCGTGGCTCCAGCAGGCCGAGAACGGCAAGGCGGTCGATGAGATGATGTCCCAGCGCGACGAGGCCCGCGCGGAACTGAACGTGCTCAAGAGCCAGTACGCCGACCTTTCCGCGGCGGTGGAGAAACTGCAGGCCAGACGGACAAAGGCGATCCTCAATGACGATGAATGACAGGGTGATCGGGCCATCCCGCGGCCCCCACTTTTTCCTGCAAGACGATGTGGTGATGTTCCAGTACGTTATCGACGGCTCGAACATCATCGGCCCTCGCCCCGCCAAGGCGGCGGACAGGCAGGAGCACGCCGAGGCCTGGAGGGACCATGAGCTTGCTCAGCACAGTACAGGCAGCGTGCCGCCTGCTGTCGATCCCCGTCCCAAGCGTGGTCTCAACATCCACCGACACGCAAATCCAGCTGCTGTTCGAGCTCGCAAACGAGGAAGGCCAAGAACAGGCGCGCCGCTATGACTGGTCGCTGCTGACCAGGGAATGGACCTTCACCTCGTCGGCCCAGACCGCCCAGGTCGGCGCGCTGCCGCCGGACTTCGACCACTTCCTGCACGACACCATGTTCGACCGCACCACGCGGCGGCAGGTGATCTTTCCGATCACCCCGCAGGTCTGGCAGGCGATCCAGTCGCAGCCTCAGTTGAACCGCGTGTTCCTGGCCGGCAGGCTGCGGGGCAACGGCACGACCACGCCGCCGTCGATCGCCTTCATCATCACGCCCACGCCATCCTCGGGCGATACGGTGGCCTACGAGTATGTCACCGACAATTGGGCGACGGACGCCGGCGGATCCCCGCAGACCGCCTACATGACCGACACCGACGTGGCGCTGCTGGACGAGAGCCTGATCAAGCTCGGGCTGCGCTGGCGCTTCCGCAAGTCCAAAGGCCTCGATTACGCCGAGGACTTCCGCACCTACGAGACCCAGGTGACCATCAAGGAAGCCAGGGACGGCGGCTCGACCCAACTGAACACCACCGGCCAGACCGTCTACAACAACTTCTGGCCCAACCTGCCGCTCGGCAACTTCCCCGGTCCGTGACCGATGGCGCTGCTGAACCTGCTCGGCACCTACCAGATCCCGCAGGTCATCTCGACCGGCCTGCTGCAAAACCAGCTTAACACCATCCTGGCCGACATCTATGCGCGCCTGGTGGCCCCTGCGGCCGCAGGAACCGTCAACACCACTAACGCCACGCCGACTACCGCCCTCACCTACGCCACCACAGCCAACCTGACTTATGTGTTCCAACTGGCGATCGTCGGACGACGCACCGGCGGCTCCTCGGGCTCGACCGACGACAGCGCCGGCTATCTACTTTCCGGGCTCGTCAAGAATATCGGCGGGACGGCTTCGATCATCGGCAGCCTTTCCAAGACCGTGCTCGGCGAGGACCAGGCGGCATGGGATGTGACGTTGATCTGCTCATCGGCCAATGTGTTGATCCAGGTGACCGGCGCGGCCAACAACAACATCTCGTGGTCGGTCAGGGGAACGGTGCTCACGATATGAGACAAGCATTGCGGCAACCGCTCAAGGGCAATCCGGCCCGCGCACAGGTCTCCATCGGCGATTCGATCCCGGCGCCGGTAGGCGGCTGGAACGCGCAGGATTCGCTGGCCAAGATGCCGCGGGGCGACGCGGTGCAGCTCAGCAATTTCATCCCACGCGCCGGCTATGTCGAGGTCCGCCGCGGCTCGCAGGAATGGGCCACCGGCTTCTCATCGCCGGTCGAGACGCTGATAAGCTATCGGACCTCGTCGCCCAAGCTGTTCGCTGTCTCTGGAACCTCGGTCTATGACATCAGCACGGCCGCGGCGATCGGCTCGGCGGCCTACTCGGGCCTGACCAGCGCCAGGGTGCAGTGGGTCAACTTCTCCAACGCCGCCGGGATCTTCATCGTCGCCGTCAACGGAGCCGATACGCCGTTCAAGTACAACGGCTCGGCCTTCTCGACCACTTCCATCACCGCATCCGGCCTGACCTCGTCGGACCTGATCGACATCACCGTGCACAAGCGGCGGCTGTTCTTCGTCGAGAAGGACACGCTGCATGTCTGGTACCTGGACATCGAGGCGATATCCGGAACCGCCCTGCTGCTGGATCTCGGGCCGATCTTCAGCCAGGGCGGCACGATCGCCTGCATCGGCTCATGGTCGCTGGACGGCGGCCAGGGGCAGGACGACTACCTCGTGGTCATGACCACCGAGGGCCAGATCGCCATCTGGCAGGGCAACGATCCCTCCGACGCCAACTATTGGGCGCTGGTGGGCGTCTTCTCGGTCGGCAGGCCACTCGGCCGGCGGGCGCTGTTCAAGTTCGGCGGCGATCTGCAGATCCTCACCACCAACGGCGTCCTGCCGATGTCGCAGGCGCTGAACAAGGACCGCGCCCAGGACAACGATGTGGCTGTCACCGCCAAGATCAGGAACGCCTGGGCCTCGGCCACGCTGAACTATTCGATGAACTTCGGCTGGCAGGCGTTGACCTACGAGCGCGGGCAACTGGCGATCTACAACATCCCCACCGAGGAGGATGTCTCGGCGACCCAGTACGTGCAGAACCTGCAGACCGGCTCATGGTGTAACTTCTCGGGCCTCAACGCCATGTGCTGGGGCGTCTCCAACGGCGATGTCTACTATGGCACGCCGACCACGGTGATGCGGTGGGACCAGGGCGTGGCGGACGGCAATGCGGCAGTGGTCCCGTCGCTGCTGACCTCGTTCGACCGCTTCCGCTCGTCCCGCCTGAAGCAGTTCGAGATGATCCGGCCGATCCTCAACGTCTCCTCCAACGTCCTGACCGTGGCCGTGGCGATGCAGGCGGATTTTGTATCGACGCCGCTTGCCGGCATCCCGATCACCACCATCGACGGCGGCGGCGCGCCTGCGATCAGCGCCGAATGGACTTCCGTCCAAGGCGTCGGCTATTACGGAGCGGTTCAACTCGCCGCCAACCTGCAGCTCGACCCCAGCCTCGTCTCGAACCTCGTCGATGGGGCCGGCAACCAGATCGTGGATGCCGCGTCCGGCAATCACATCGTCACCGCCTCGGATGCGCCAATCAACAACTCCATCCTGCAGGTGATCGGCTTCGACATCCTCTATCAGGACGGCGGCCAGCTTTGAGGGTGGTCGCAGGCGATCGCGAGACCTCGGTGGCCATCTCGAGATGGGTGGCTGCGCGTATCCCGCTGATGGCCAAATTCGGGACCGACTTCGGCGAGAACGTGACATCGCTCGGCGTCGTCAACGAGCACGGCGAGCCCATCGCCGGGGTGGTGTTCCACAATTATCAGCCTTGGTTCGGCAACATCGAGGTCTCGTTCGCCTCCGATTCTGCGGCTTGGTTGACCAGGAACACCCTGTCGGAAATAATGGCCTATCCCTTCATCTTCCTGAAGGTGAAGCGCGTCACCGGAATCACACCGTCGGACCCGACGGCCAGCGTCTCCCGGTTCGTTCGGCGTCTAGGCATGACGCAGGAAGGACGAATACGTCGAGGCCTTGGTGATGACGATGCAATCATATGGGGGATGCTGGCCGCCGAATGGCGCTTCTCCCGCTTCAACACGCGCAGGCCGGTGATCCATGGGAAAGCCGTCGCCTCCCACCCCGACAGACCCGGTCGTCGCCGCAAACGCGCAGGGCGCAGCCAACGAGCAGACCGCCCGCACGCAGGCCTCGCTCAATAACGTCAACGCCTACGGTCCCTACGGCTCGGTGGTCTATGACCAGACCGCCCCTGACCGCTGGTCGCAGACTACCACGCTCAGTGCGCCCGAACAGCAACTGTTCAACCAGTCCACCGCCGCGCAGGCCGGCGCGCTCGGCATCGCCAACGACCAGCTCGGGAGGGTCGGGACCGCGCTCGGGACCACCCTGAACCCTTCCGATCTGGTGACGACCGCGCCGGGCCAGGGCGATATCTGGTCCACGCCCGCTTATGGCTCGCAAGTCTCCAGCTTTGCGCCCGGACAGGCGGTGCAGGGGCAGATCGGTCCACAGGACACAAGTGCAGCGGTCAAGGGCGTGCAGGACGCCTACTACAACCAGGCCGCCTCGAGACTGGATCCGCAGTGGCAGCAGGCCCAGGAGCATCTGCAGGCCCAGCTGGCCAACCAAGGCCTGAACGCCAACGACGAGGCGTATCAGCGGGCCATGCAGAACTTCAACAACGCTAAGACCGATGCCTACAACCAAGCCAACTTCGGCGCGATCGGAGCCGGCGCGCAGGAGCAGAACACGCTGTTCGGACAACAGGCGGCGCAAGGCCAGTTCGCCAACCAGGCCGCTGCCCAGCAGTACGCCCAGAACCAAGGACAGGCGGCGTTCGCCAACCAGGCAACCAACCAGGACTACCAGAACAAGCTGGCCGAATACCAGTTCAACAACGCCGCTATGGCGCAGGGCTTCAACGAGGGTCTGCAGGGTGCGCAGTTCCAGAACCAGGCGCTCGGCCAGCAATTCCAGCAGGGCGCCTATGCCCAGTCCCTGCCGATCAACGAGTTCAGTGCGTTGCTTGGCTCCGGTCAGGTCACCATGCCGCAGGGCGTCCAGTACTCGCCTGTCAACGTCGCGCCGACGGATGTACTGGGGGCCTATGCGCTGAACCAGCAGCAGCGCAACGCCAACTACCAGGCGCAGATGGGTCAGTATGGCGGCCTGCTGGGCGGCCTGTTCAACCTCGGCAGCTCGGCGATCATGGCTTCGGACCGCCGCCTGAAACGCGACATCGTGCTGCTCGGCCATCTGCCGGACGGCCTCGGGATCTACGCGTATCGCTACATCTGGTCGCCGCTCAGGCATATCGGGGTGATGGCCCAGGAGGTCGCCCGGCTGCGGCCATGGGCGCTGCGGACCATCGGCGGCTGGCTCGCGGTCGATTATGGAGCCCTCTAGATGATCCAGCAGCCCCCGCTTGCACAGTACACCGCCGGCCCCCAGACGCAGGCTGGTCTGCCGTCGCGCAGCCAGTACCTCGCGCGCATCCTGTCCGAGATTGGCGGTCAAGGTCAGATGCAGAGTGTCCCGCAGGCCGGGCTCGATCTCTCTTCCGTGGCGCTGGCCAACAAGGCTCAGCAGAACCAGCAGCAGGACATGCTGGCCCACTACGCCCGCAATGCGGACTACAACACTGCTGCAGCGAGCAATCCCTACATTCCCTGGCATAACCTGCCGACCAGTCCTTACCAGCAGCAGTCCGTCGACCCGACCCGCACCGGCAATCCCGGCTTCAACCCGATCCACAGCCTGCTGAGCATGTTCAGGAACGGGGGCGGCTGATGGCCGACCAAGCCTATGGCGCTCCCGAGATCGGCACGCTGGCCCGCTATGGCCCGCGCACGGCTGCGGCCTTGCAGCGCAGCCAGTACCTCGCCGCGGTCCTGAACGAAGCCCAGCAGCAGGGCCAGACCATCAAGGGCGGCCTCGGCGAGCTCGCCGCGAGGCTGGTCGGACAGGCGCTGATGGCCAGGGCGTACAACAAGGCCAACCAGGGCCTGCAGCCGGCGATCACAGCCGACCAGCAGGAAGCCGAGGCTCCGATCCAGGCAGCATGGAACCTGCTGCCCGGCGGCAGCAATGCACCCCAGGCGCCCGCAGTCCAACAACAACCGCCGCCGGCCCTAGACGCCACACAAGCCGCACCGCCTGTCCCGCAGGTACCGCAGGCGAGTGCACCGGCTCCGCCGACCTCTCGAGCATCCCGCAATAACAACCCGCTGAACCTGACCAGCCTGCCGCACGGCGCATGGGACGGACAGGTTGGCAATGACGGCCCGTTCGCGGTCTTCTCCTCGCCCCAGGCCGGCCTTGCGGCGGCGGACAGGAACCTGCAGTCCTACCAGCGGCTGCACGGCATCAACACAATCGGCGGTGTCATCAACCGTTGGGCGCCGCAGTCGGGCGGCAATGACACCGGCGGCTATATCGGCGCGGTCTCGCAGGATCTCGGTGTCGCCCCGAACCAGCCGATCGACCTGACCGATCCGCAGGTGCGCCAGAAACTGCTGATGTCGATGGCCAAGGTCGAGAGCGGTGGCACGCCTGTCGGTGTCCAGCAGATCGCCGACAGCGGCCAGGGCGCCCCGCTGCCTCCCCAACAGCCTCAGCAACCGCCCGTGACACCCCAAGCGCCTCCTGGGCTACCCCAGCCGCCGCCACAGCCCGGACCGGCTCCAGCGGCCTCCGCAGGGCCTCCTGGAGGCATTCCGTCAGGCTATGGTCCCACACCGCAGCAGCGGGCGCTCGTTGCCTCGATGGTCGGCAGCACCAACTACGCCGTCCACCAGCAGGGACTCGCGCTGCAGCAGAAACTGATCGAGCAGTACAGCGCCGCTCCGGAGTACGAGCAGCACGTCGATCCGGGAACCGGGCAGGTGATCTGGGCCCCCAAGGATCCGCGTGCCGGAACGCCATATGCCCAGAACGTGCCGGGCTACCGGGCGCCGGCAGGCCCTGGGATGACCTACGACACCTCGCCTGCGGCGGTGAAGCCGATCCCCGGCACCATCCCGCCGCAAGTCCTGCAGATGCGCGAGAACCTGACCGGCGGGGATGTCTACAAGCTGGCGCAGGAATCCTTGAAGTCCTTCAACGCCATGAGCAGCCTGGCAAGCCAGCAGCCGGGCGGGATGCGCGCCTATGCGCTCAGGGACACGTTCGCGCGGACCATCAATCCGGGCGCGGTGGCCAGGGCCAACACCATCCAGGCCATCCGGGAATCGCAGGGCATTCCGGAGAACATCAAGTCGTTCTTCCTGAACCTGCAGAGTGACGGCGACGTTTCTCCGGAAATGGTGCAGCAGATCATCGGTTCGGCCAGACCATTCGCTCAGGCGAACCTGGACGCCTATAACCGCGCCGCCGAGTCCAACCGCGGGCTCGCCAAGTTCTATCAGGTCGCGCCCGAGGAGATCGCGCCGGATATCGGCCAGATGCCTGCTGCGCCAGTGATCCCCGGCCTGCCCGCCAGCGATCCGCACTACCAGCGCAAGATCGACTGGCTCGGGCAGCACGGCTGGACCCCTGAGCAGGCCACGACCATCCTGCAGTACGAGGGCAAGCCCAACAGTCCGCCGGCTCCCAGGACGCCGGCGCAATTCGCGGCTATCCCCAAGGGCGCACAGTTCATCGACGGCGACGGCAAGGTGAAGACCAAGCAATGATCTTCCAGCCCGACACGCCAGCGGTCCAGCCAAAAGGCCCTGTCTTCCAGCCGGATGCGCCGAAAGTCGGACAGGCCGAGGACATCGGTCGCTCGGGGCTGGCGGGGCTGATGCAGGGCGCCATCGCCATCCCTGGCTCGCTGGGCGATATCCCGGTCGCTGTCCGAGG